CCGGGATCATTGAATCTAGAAACCTAGGTCGAAACCTTTGGCACCAGACGAATGTTTCACCATTCTTTTCTTCAGAGATCTCCATTGTCTCAGCGCGTCGTCTCTTGACGGTGTACTTACCTGGCCTTCATAGACAAGTCCCTCGGCTTCATCGCCGAATACTTGCAAGTAAAGTGAGAATAGCTCCGTTGGAAGGTTAATCAAGCCTCCCGACTTCTTAGCTATACTACCAACCAAAAGTTGGTCCCTTGATTTGCACTGTTCGTGCAAATAGGTCACTACCTTTCTTACCCACGGGTGTTTACCCGCATGGAATTTCAGTAAGGTCCATCTAATGTCTCGCGACATTGGGATGGTAGTCCTGGCAAGAGCTTCTTCAAAACTATTAAGCCTGCTTTCTAAAGGCAGACCTTGAGGGTTCACACCCGCGCCTCCATAGTAATGAGGCAAAGAAGCCAATGCTATCGCTAATGCCCGGTACTGTTTAGGTACCGAAGTCATCCTGGTAATCTTTCCAGTCACTCGCGCATAGTTGATAAAACTCTGCACGGGTATCCATCTCCCTTTAGTAGGAGACTTCACTGTTGGGATTACGCCATTTGGCGTGATGACGTTACCAGCAAACTCAGTAATGAGATCACTGGTGACACACTTCTCAACTGAAATGGGTACACTTAGAGCGCTTAACCATTGTCTGTACAATCGGACAACACAATTATCTGAGATAACTATATCGTCGCCGAGAATCCTGTAAGTATTTACCTTACCAAGACTTCTCTCAATCATCCTTATCAGGAAATGATGCGACAGCGCAAACAGTGAAAAAGATCCATATAGTCCCATTGGCTGACCTTTAGTGTAAGTCAGGTTTCCATAATCTGATGACCACTGGGATTTAGCCATTTGTAGAAACTTATCAGCATGCTGATAACCCAAAAGCTTTAAGAGGCTGATTTGGAAATCAACCGGAAAATTGTCAGTCGCAGATGATAAATCTACGGCATGAACGGTCTTCCCTAGTCTTAACTCTTCTTCTGCCCAACGCACACCCGCCAATTGGTCGTGTGTACAGTCCTCCGGTATTCTCCGAAGGATCGCGTTGAGTGCTATATGTAGTGGCTTAAAAGCCACCTGTGCTCCGGCAACAGGCATAGCAATCACCCGTGCCTTAAACCCCTTCTCTTGAAGAACGGTGATTCTTCCAACGTGTGGAGTCATCTGTGCACCTGGAATTATAGGTACACCCATCTTCTCAAGTATTGAGGTCCAAGGTCCTGTGACCATAGTCGATTCTATCAATGATAGAACCCAAGGATGCCATTCCTTAGCATCCCGAAACTGTGGATACAGGCTAGGTTTTGAAGAATTTAAACCAGCAAAACTAAAGGTTTCCCGATAGTTTGTTTGGAACAGTTTAATCCAGTCAACAAGATCCTCGGCCATAAAAGACCGACTCTCTGTAAAAAGGTTAATTACTGCTTTCTTCTGACCTACAGGTACAGGACCAGCTATAGCTTCGAGGAATTTCACCTCTTGCTTTCTGGTTACTGTTTGTGAAACAAATGCCGTATAGACATTTAGAAGACTCAAGACTTTTCCAATCTCCCTCGGAGAACCATCTACATGGTCCCGAATATAGGTGCCAATGGCACCCTTAGGAAATCCCCGGTTATCCCGGGCCACCCATTTAGGTGTTGGGAATTTTCTCAAAGCCTTTGCTTTATCTTGCTGTGTTGCTAGGTATTGGATTGTTGCGTTCTTCAGACTTTTCAGTCTCAAGACTGTCCATTCTGGACCAGATGCATACATCCATCTCTGGACTTCTGCGATCAACCCTGGAGTCCTCCTCCGATCATCAATGATCGTGGAGATGTGCTGGCAAACTAGATTGGCCTGCGCTTGAAGTTTATTCTTCATGTAATGGTCCTTAAAGGATGTATTACTGGCAAGAGATGGCGTTGCCTACACCATCACTTAGGCC